GTATTTTAGTCGGGTATTGTTGGAGTTACTTTATAGGGTACTTCTATGACTTCCATATTTCCAATAGTATGAAACTATCGAGCCTGGGAAGTAACTACTTACTAACTTAGTGTGATCTATGTAGTGACTACTTACTTACATGGAAGTGAGCGTTAACTTACTTAGAAGTAACTGCTTACTAACTTTAAAGTATGTGAGTGTTTACTTACAAGGGGGGGAGGGGTGTTACTGCTTTGTAATATTTAAGGGTACTACACAGATTCCTAAAAAGTAAAAAGAAGATTCCTAAAAAGTAAAACTAAGCAGTAAAAAGAGCACTATAGTCTTTAGACAATAATTATAATAGTTTGATTCTAAAGGAAAAAGCACACCCGAAGGGCTGCTATGAAGCCTACAATGTACACCCGAATGGGCTACTAAGAACTCTAAAGTTCTCTCCTGTAAGGCTACGACAATAACAATAGTGTAAAATAATTAAGAAAAGACTTGACAAATACGAAAAGACGTGATATAATAGTATCTATAAAGAAAAAACACTAAGGATGTTTTTACTTTAAAGGAAAAACTCTTATTATGATTATACATTATAAGTAATAATTATAATAGTTTAACATAAACGTAAAGACTTTTCATCTAAGTAACTTTAAAGTACATAGTCCATAGAAGTTTTTATGTCGGTAAACACCAATAACCTTTAAGGCTGGTATGAATGATGTCGTAACTCCTGTCGTGAAAAGAGGTAGACCTCGAAAGGCAGACCTCAAGAAAGCAAAGAATAAAGTAGGTAGACCACCGAACAACACTGGTCGCTTAGCTGAGTTCAAACAACGCTTACTTGGCACTACAGGCATGAAAGTTATTGAGAAGATCATTCAGATTGGTCAAGATGATAATCATCCTGGTCAGATGGCAGCACTAAAGATGGCAATGGATCGTATCTTACCGATGTCGATGTTTGAGAAAGATAAGAATGGTGGTCGTAACGCTGTAACGATTAATATCACTGGTATCGGTGAAGCTGTTGTTGAACAAGATGATGTCATTGATAATGAGTATGAAGATGTAGATTACAAGGAAAATAATGACTAGTTTAAACTTTGAATTATTGCCTTGGCAACAAGAAGTATATAAAGATTTAACACGGTTTAAAGTTGTAGTTGCTGGAAGACGTTGTGGTAAGTCTAGATTGTCTGCAGTTAATCTTTTAATTGAAGGATTAAAATGCCCTAAAGGAAGTGCTGTTTGTTACGTAGCACCGACACAAGGGATGGCAAGACAAATTATATGGGACTTACTACTAGATCTTGGTCGAGATATTATATCTTCTAGTCATATTAATAATTTAGATATTACGCTTGTTAATGGAGCAAAGATTTATGTCCGAGGTTCAGACAGACCAGACACATTACGAGGTGTCAGCTTAACATACCTAGTAATGGACGAAGTAGCTGACATCAAAGAAGAAACATGGGAAAAGGTATTGAGGGCTTCATTATCAGACAAAAAAGGTCGTGCATTATTCATAGGAACACCAAAGGGACGTAACTGGTTTTATGATATGTACAATCAAGGATTAGAAAGTGTAGATACAGATTGGAAAAGCTGGCATTTTACTACTCAGGACAATCCAATGATTGACCCAGAAGAAATTGCAGCAGCTAAAAAATCATTAAGTAGTTTTTCGTTTAAACAGGAATTCTTAGCCTCATTCGATAACGCTGGTACTGATGTATTTAAAGAATCATGGTTAAAGTATGGTCCAGAGCCTGAGTACGGTAATTATTATATTGCAGTAGACTTAGCTGGCTTTGAGAATATCAACAACACACAGGCACGAAAGAATCGTTTAGATAAGACTGCTATTGCTGTTGTGAAGTCTACTGAAGATGGTGTCTGGTTTGTGAATAAGATTGAGACAGGTCGTTGGGACGTTAAAGAGACTGCAGCTAGGATTCTAAAGAATGTTAAAGAGTTTAGACCAATGGCTGTAGGTATCGAGCGAGGATCATTAAAGAATGCTGTCTTGCCTTACCTAAGTGACTTAATGCGTTCTAATAATGTTTATTGTCATATCGAAGACTTAACACACGGTAATCGTAAGAAAACAGAAAGAATCATTTGGTCACTCCAGGGTCGCTTTGAACATGGTAAAGTAATCCTGAATGAAGAAGAAGAATGGGCAGACTTTAAGGATGAATTCTTAATGTTCCCAACACCGCAGGTGCATGACGATTTACTAGATGCTTTAAGTTATATTGATCAACTTGTAGTAACTACGTACTTCTCCGATGATGACGAAGAAGATTATGAACCTTTAGACATTATAAGTGCTTACTAATATGATCTGTCCTATATCTACTCGTGATATTAAAACAAACCTCAAGAACCGTGATTGGGCATTTAAGGAAGTAGGCTACGGTCCTGCTAACCCTGAAGAGCCTAACAAAGTCTTTTGGGCTGCTAGAGCTGAAGAGTGGAACACTACCACTGATCAAGCTAAGACCATGCGTTGTGGTAACTGTGCTGCATTTATTCAAACCCCTGAAATGATGGAATGTATTACTAACGGCATAGATGCTGAAGAAGAAAGCTATGCTGAAGATGTAGTTGAGAATGCTGGTTTAGGTTATTGTGAGTTATTTGATTTTAAGTGTGCTGCTTCTCGTACCTGCAGTGCATGGCTTGTTGGTGGTCCGATTACTGAAGAAAGAGAAGTTGAGTATGATGACCCCTTTGAAAGTTCAATTAAGTCTTCTATAGAGGAAAATAATGGCTGATCCACAAGTAGGTAAGTTTTTAGGTAAAGACGAAGAAGTTCCAACCTCTGATGCAGATAGAGAGCTTATTGGCTTTATTAATGATCATTGTGATGGTTGGAGAGATCATAGGGATGTAAACTATACGCTCTATTGGGAAGAGTATGAGAGGATGTTCCGTGGACTGTGGGATCCTGCGGATAAGACTAGAGACTCTGAGAGATCACGATTAATCACTCCTGCTATGCAACAAGCTATCGAGTCTAAACAATCAGAGATCTCCGAAGCAGTGTTTGGTCGTGGTCGCTTCTTTGATATTGAAGATGATCTACAAGACCAGAACAAAGCTGACATGGAGTTAGTTACTCGTCAGATGCACGAGGACTTTAAACACAGTAAGATTAAAAAAGCAATTGATGATGTTATTCTTCTTGCTGAACTGTACGGTACAGGTATCGGTGAGATTACTGTTGAAGAGAAGACTGTTATGTCTCCTGCGACACAGCCTATCCCAGGTGCTCAGGTATCTGCTATTGGTGTACAAGAAAAGAAACAGTTCATGGTTGGCTTAAACCCAATTAATCCTAGAAACTTCTTAATTGACCCTAACGCTGCTTCTGTCGATGATTCATTAGGTGTAGCTGTTGAAGAGTATATGTCTTATTATACGATTATTGATGGTATCGAAAAAGGTATCTATCGTAAGATTAATATTCTACCTACATACACTGATAGTCGGTTAGAGCCTGTACAAGAAGACTCAGTATCTCGTACCGATAAGATTCCTGTAATACGTTGGTACGGTCTAGTTCCTCGTTCAATGCTTGAGGGCTTAGAAGAATCTGAATCTAAAGCAGAAGAGTTATTCCCTGAAGACTCTTTAGCAGATGATTACTCTGACATGGTAGAAGCTGTAGTCGTTATTGCTGATAAACAATATCTACTTAAAGCTGAAGCATCTCCTTACATGATGAAAGATCGTCCTGTAGTCGCTTATCAAGCTGACTCGATGCCTGGACGCTTCTGGGGACGTGGTACTGCTGAGAAGGGCTACAATATGCAGAAAGCCCTTGACGCACAGATGCGTAGTCATTTAGATAGTTTAGCATTAACTACTGCTCCAATGATGGCTATGGACGCTACAAGGCTTCCTAGAGGTGCTAAGTATGAAGTAAGACCAGGTAAGAACTTCCTAGTTAACGGTAATCCTGCTGAGATTATGATGCCGTTTAAGTTTGGCTCTACTGATGGCTCTAATATGCAGACTGCTCAGACTTTCCAGCAGATGCTATTACAAGCTACTGGCACACTAGATAGTTCATCTATGCCTCAGTCTGTCGCTGCAGGAGAAGCCTCTGGTGCTGGTATGTCAATGGCTCTATCAGGTTTGATGAAGAAGAACAAACGTGCCTTGATTAACTTCCAAGAAGACTTCCTTGTACCGTTCATTGAACGTGCTGCTTGGAGATTCATGCAGTTCGATCCTGAGCGTTATCCTGTTCAAGACTTTAACTTTGTACCTCTATCTACAATGGGTATGATTGCTAGAGAGTATGAACAGCAACAGATGGTAGGTTTAATGCAGACTTTAGGACCTCAAAGCCCTATTACCCCTATATTACTCCAAGGAATCATCCAATCCTCTAGTTTATCCAATAGAGAAGAGATTATCCTACAGTTACAGAAGATGTCACAGCCTGATCCACAGCAACAAGAGATGGCTCAACAGGCAATGATGCTTGATATGCAGTTAAAGCAGACTCAGATACAGCTTTTTGATGCTCAAGCGAAGAAAGCAATGGCTGATGCAGGTCAAAGTGTAGCTGAAACACAAGTTATTCCTGTAGAAGCACAAGCTAAACTGGCTGCTGCCTTGTCAAACAACCTTGATAAGGACAATGGACAGCGAGAATTTGAACAAAGAGCGAAGATTGCTGAGTTAGCTATCAAAGAAGCAGACGTAAACTCTAATGAACGGATAGCTTTTGCACAATTACAGTATAAATCACAAAAATAAGTTAAAAAACGCTTGACAAAGTAAGAAAACTATGATATAATATATTCTACATCCCCTACTATAGGATAAGATAATGAATCGAGTTTTAAAGAATTGCCCAGTTTGTAAGACGCTAGATCACCCTAAGGCAGAGGCTAAAGGACATCTATGTAGTCCTTGTGCAGTAGAAAGATCACGTACTTGGTATAAGGAAAATCCTGAAAAGTATTTTTTTAATCAAATCAAGGCTAAATACGGAATTTCTAAAGAAGACTATTTAGGATTAGTTGAGCAGCAGGATAACAAATGTGCAATTTGTGGTAATGAAGAAACAGTTCCTAATACATGGAAGAAAGACCAGCCACGTAGATTAGCTATAGATCATTGTCACGAAACAAGCATTATTAGAGGTTTACTGTGCTATCGCTGTAATACTACTTTAGGAAAAGTAGAAGATAATCCAGAGTTGCTTAGAAATATGGCATCTTATTTGGAGGGAGACAGCATATGAACAGAGAGTTAATGGCATACTACGAGAATCGCTTCTCAATGATGACAACTCCAGGGTGGGTTGATTTGTTAGAAGACATCGAGATAATGCTCAAAGCAACAGACACATTAGCTGGAGTTGAGACAGAACAACAGTTGCATTTTAAGAAAGGTGAGATGTCAATATTGAATTGGCTAAAGCACCTCAGAAATGCAAGTATAGAAGTATATGACCAACTGGTAAACGAAGACTCTGAAGATGAGTAGACGATTATTTGATTATCAGTGTAAGAATTCACACATTACGGAACGATTCGTTGATGAGACGGTAAAAGTTGTTCCGTGTTGTGGGTGTGACGAGACTGCAACTCGTATCATTTCCCCTGTTGGGATCTATTTAGAACCCTTCAGTGGACTCCATGTATCCTCATACGATAGATGGACTCGTGTGAGAGCTGAGAAGCTGGCACAGGAAAAGAAAACAAACGCAGAGCATGGCTCATAAATGGGTTTCGTTACCATCGAGTCATTTTTAATATCCTACAATCTTATACGACAGGAGACAACACATGGCTGAAATTATTGAACTGCCCGAAGATGATAGTAATGTTAGTAACTTAGAGCAACAAACTGAGCAAGAACCTACACAAAACGTAGATAACTCTGAACCAGTAGCAGCAGTACCTGATAAGTATAAAGGTAAATCTTTAGAAGACATTATCAGGATGCACCAAGAATCTGAAAAGTTAATTGGTAGACAAGCTCAAGAAGTTGGTGAAAGCCGAAAGTTATTAGATGATGTCATCAAGCAACAACTCAATACTTCTAAACAAGATGTACAGCCAAGTGCTACACATAACGAAATAGATTATTTTGAAGATCCTGCCAAAGCAGTGAAGTATGCAGTAGAGAACAATCCGCTTGTTAAGCAGTTAGCAGAGCAAGCAGAGATGCAAAGAAGGGGTCAAGCGCTGTCGCAACTACAACAGTCTTATCCTGATTTCTCAGAGATTGTATCTAGTGAAGATTTTACTAATTGGATTAAAGCCTCGAAGGTTCGGATTGACTTATTTTCTAAAGCTCATAACTACGACTTAGATGCAGCAAATGAATTGTTAGAGACATTTACTTCCTTGCGAGGAATAAAGGCTAAACAGTCAGATGATACATTAAAAGAAGCAGGTAAAGGCACTAGAGAACAAGCCTTAAAATCCGCAGCCGTACAGAAGGGTGGCACAGGAGAGATAAGTAAGCCTATTTATAGACGTATGGATCTTATCCGTTTAAGAATGACCGATCCTGAAAGATACAACGCTATGCAGCCTGACATTATGTCTGCATACGCTGAGGGAAGAGTTAAATAATTTTATTTTATAATTTAGGAGATTAAAAATGGCTTTAGGTACTTCACATCAAACCATCACTACAGGTGCTGCGTTTATTCCAGAAATCTGGAGTGACGAAGTAGTTGCAACATACAAAAAGAACTTAGTTCTAGCTAATCTTGTTAAGAAGATTTCTTTCAAAGGCAAAAAAGGCGATACACTAAATATTCCTAAACCTGCTCGTGGTTCTGCTTCAGCAAAAGCTGCATCTACTCAAGTTACTCTCGTAACTGATACTGCAACAAACATTGCTGTTACTATCGATCAACATTTCGAATATTCAATCTTAATTGAAGACATCGTTGAAGCACAAGCATTAGCTTCTATGCGTCAGTTCTACACTGATGATGCTGGTTATGCACTAGCTCGTCAAGTTGATAGCACTTTAGTTCAATTAGGACGTGGTGTTCAAAGTGGTGGTGGAACTGCTGCATACAGTGGTGCTTTCTCTGGTGCAGACGGAACAACTGCTTATGTTGCTGCTTCTAACACTGGTTTTGCTGCTCTAACAGACGCTGCTATTCGTAGATCTATTCAGCGTTTAGATGACAACGATACTCCAATGGACGGACGGTTCTTAATTGTTCCTCCTTCAACACGGAATACTTTAATGGGTATTCAGCGTTTCACTGAGCAAGCATTCGTTGGTGAAGTTGGTAACAACAACACTATCCGTAACGGTGAAATTGGTAACGTATACGGTGTTCCAGTATTCGTAACTAACAATGCTGATACAACTTCTGGTTCTACATCTACTAAGATCGCTTTGTTAGGTCATCGTGATTTTGCTGTACTAGTTGAGCAGATGGGTATTCGTTCACAGACTCAATACAAACAAGAGTATCTAGGCACATTGTTTACTGCCGATACACTCTTCGGTGTTAAAGAGTTACGTGATGGTTCTGCCGTTGCTTTAGCAGTACCTGCTTAAGTAACATATAGATTGCCCTACTCACAAGGTGGGGCAGTTTATTTAAGTATTCTAACCGAGTATTTAACTAAACTGGAGAAATCATGGCTTTATTTAAATGTTTACAGAGTGGTAATACGGTAGAGTTTGTTAATGAGTGGGACATTGCTCAGATTAAAGCACATCCTGATTATGTAGAAGTGATTGAAGAGGTAAAGCCTGTAGTTGTTAAGAAATCAACAATTACTACATCCAAAGAGGACTAAATGCCTATATACCGTGGTCCTGGTGGAGCAGGTGATGCTACAGCCGATGCAGCGAGTGAAGCCTCCTTAATTGTTGCTTTAGCAGACGTAGTACAAGCTAACGCTAACGCTGCTGCTGCGTCTCAAGCAAGTGCTTCATCTTCTGCTACTTCAGCAACTAATTCAGCTACTTCAGCGACTAACTCAGCTACTGCTGCAGCCAGTTCAGCTACCTCTGCAGCTAACTCAGCAACAAGCATCTTAGGTGCTGTTACTTCTTCGGCAGCCAACGCTGCTGCTGCTGCGACTTCAGCGACTAACGCTGCTGCCTCTGCAGTCAGTGCTAACACCTCAGCTACCACAGCTACATCACAAGCTACTAGTGCAACTAATTCAGCAACTAGTGCGTCTGCTTCTGCAGTTAACTCAGGTAACTCAGCCACTGCTGCAGCGACTTCAGCATCTAATGC